AGATTCGGATGATTCAGGACCAGCTCGAGCGCAGCCTCGGTGGCGTGTTCTCGCTCCTGAGCCAAGAGCTACAGCTTCCTATGGTCAAGCTCCTGTTGCGCCAGATGATGAAGCAGGGCAGCCTGCCCGAGCTTCCCGAGGGGCTAGTTGAGCCTGTTGTGGTCACCGGCGTCCTCGCCATTGGCCGCGCGACTGACAGCCTTAAGCTTGACCAGTTCCTTGGTACTGCTTTGCAGACCATCGGACCTGAGACCGTTGCCGCCCATGTCAATGTTGGCGAATGGTTCACCCGCAAGGCCGCTTCCCTCGGCATTGCGACTGAGGGCCTGATTAAGTCCGCTGCTGAGATTCAGGCCGAGCAGCAAGCCCAGATGCAGCAAGCTTTGCAGATGCAGGGCGGCGAAGAGGCCGTCAAGGCCATGGGCCAAATGGCTGTAAATCAGCAGCAGCAAACCCCTGAAATCCCCGAATAATCATGAGCGACGAATCCCAAATCGCTACCGAGATGAACATCCCCACTGGCGGGGAAGAACACCCTACTCTTGAGCAGCAGGCTCAGGAGATGGAGGCCAGCCAGAAAGAGTCTGGCGAAGCTTCCGCGATTCCTGAAAAGTTCCAGAACTCCGAAGACCCAGTCGCTGCAATGGCCAAGGCTTACGCCGAGCTTGAGAAAAAGCTTGGCTCCGCCGGCGACGAGGGGCCTGCCCCGAAGATGCAGCTTGAGAAAGTTGAGAATGCCGCTGACCTTACGCGGGATGAACTCAACCGCCTGGGCCAGGAGTACATTGAGAACGGTGACCTCAAGGAAAGCAGCTACAGCGAGCTTGCTAAGCGAGGCATCACCAAGGAAGTTGTTGACATGTTTGTCACTGCGCAGCTGCAGCAGGCCGAAGCCTCGCGCGCGCAAATCCTTTCCGAGGTCGGCGTTGATGCGTCTGCCTGGGAGAGCATGACAGATTGGGCTTCTCGTAACTGGCCTGAGGGTCAGATTGACGAGTGGAACGAACTGGCAAACTCGCCTAGCCCTCTAGCGCGTAAGCTGGCGGTGCAGAACCTCAAGGATGCGTATGTCGCCCAGGGTCGAGGCCCGGAGGCTACGCACATTGAAGGCAAGCCAGTAACTGGCGCACTGACTGGTTACCGCTCAGAGGCGGAAATGCTTGAAGCGATGAAAGACCCCCGATTTGACAAAGACCCCGCGTACCGCGAGGATGTCGAGCGACGGGTCGAGATGATGCTTCGGGCGAACAATAGACTTTAGATAGGCCCGAAAGGACAACCTAGCAAGTCTCCCTAACTAATCCCTTTCACTTGTTTTCTTAGGAGGAAACACCAATGGCTGCTACTGCAGTTAACACCCTTGGGGGCGACAGCCTCTTCAAGACCGTTTTTAGTGGGATGGTTCTTCGGGAGTTTGAAGCCCGTCGAGTCTTTGCCCCTCTCGTCATGAGCCGTCAGGTCACCCGCGGAAAGGCCGTGGACTTCAGCCTGATGGGTACCGTTACCCCCGGCTACCACACCGCTGGTCAGAACATCCTCGAGGATGGCTCTTACTTGACCAACGCGGCCCACGCCAAGGTGACCGTTACGCTTAACGACAAGCTCGTCGCGGCTACCCTGCTCGATGACCTTGCTGACATGAAGAACGACTTCCCGGCTCGCGCTGAGCTGGCCCAGGAAGTTGGTCGCGCTCTGGCTGACCGCCAGGACCGTCTGATTGCTCAGGCTATCGCTATGGCTGCCCTTGGCCGTCGTAACGGCGCTGCCGCTGACGGGGCTCTTTACACCGGGGAGCCTGCCAAGGGCGGCATCATCACCATTGATGAAGACGCCGCTTCTAGCACCGTCCGCGATAGCTTCCTGGATGCAATCTTCGAGGCCGGCACCAAGCTCGATGCGGCTAATGTCCCCGAGGAGGACCGCTACATCGCGATGCACCCGGATTACTTCAACAACCTTGCCCGTAACACCGATGTGCTGAACCGTGACTGGGGTGGCGCTGGTGCGCTGGCTGACCGGGTTGTTCCGCGTGTCGCTGGTTTCCAGGTTGTCAAGACCACCAATGTCCCGACCACCGACCTCAGCGCTGCTGTGACTGGTGAGAAGAACGACCTTGATGTCAACTTCGCCAACATTGACGGAGCCACCACCGATGGCAAGGTCATGGCGATGTGCTTCCACAAGTCCGCTGCCGCCCTCGCTACCGCGATGGATATCCGCACGGAGATTGACTACAAGCCGGAGTATCAGGGCCACCTGATTATCGGTTCCCATGTCATGGGTGCCGCCGCGCTTCGCCGTCAGTCGGCTGTGCTGATTTGCGGTGACGATACCGATTAAATGACATAGCCTGGGGGGAGGGAATGTCCTCCCCCTGGGCTTGCCCCCTTCTTCCCCTAACCCATTTAAGCCATGAGCAGCTTTAAAGATTACGCCAAAGACTTCGGCTCCAAGCACACTGCGACCATCATCTGGTTCGCGCTTGGTGTCTGTGTCGGCGTGCTTGGTTTCTAGAAATGCTTGACCTCACAGAACTTGCGGCTGTCAACATCATGCTGCAGTCCATTGGAGAGACTGCGGTTACTTCGTTGTCGGGTAGTCTCCCGACCGATGTCTCGACTGCGCAATCGATTCTGTCGGAGTTGAACGCGGAGTTCCAGCATCACGGCTGGAGCTTCAACACGCGCAGGGAAGTCACCCTGTCGCCGTCTGGCGGGAGTCCGAATCGGACTTATCTGCCTTACTCGAGCACTGTCGGTGACCAAGTCTTGCCCGTGCCCCTGAAGGTCATTCCTCGCCGGCGCAGCCAGAAGTATGGCATCCGCCGAGAGACTTCGGGGACGCCTAGGAAATGGTATCTCTACGATATTGTCAATGACACGGATGTGATTGGCAAAGACATCAAGGTAGATATCACCGTCGGCCTCAACTACGAGGAGCTTCCTCACCCCGCCAGGGTCTACATCGCGCGGAGTGCCTCGCGGCATTTCGCTGAGAGAATCCTTGGCGAAGCCAGCCAAATCCTGCGCACCGACGAAGCTAACGCATTTGCCAGCTTCCAGGAGTACGAGGCGGAGACTATGGACTATCGCATGTCGGATGCTTACGGCGTCTACCGTGCGGTGGGTCGTCAGTCGCCATACGACGATTACAACAGCTAATGGCAGTCGGTCGCGCAATCGGTAACTTGCTTGGCGGTGTAAGCCAGCAGCCGGAAAACTCTCGTTTCGCTAACATGGCGGATGAGAGTATTAACACTTATGCGAGCCTGACCCAGGGCTTGGATAAGCGCCGGCCAACTGAACACCTTCGGCTGGTGGCCAGCGACTCGACCGTCAACGGATACTTCCACGCGATTAAGCGGTCTCCGACCGAGCAGTATGGCATCTGGGTCTACCGCAATAGCGACGGCAATGTCTTTATTAAGGCATTCAATCTGCTTGACGGTACCGAGGTCAAGATTTTCCCGAGCGCGGACTCTGGCGCTATTGAGATTGGGGTCGGCGATTTGTCCGACTACTTCTCGACTCCTGGGGAGCTAGTCGATTTCAGCGATGGCTTCCAGGCGATGACGGTGGCGGATAACACCTTCCTGCTTAACCGAAATCGCTTTGCCGGCCTATTGGCCAGCCCCGAGGACAAGTTCGAGCAGGAGGCTGCGACTGTCCAGATTGCTGCGGGGTACACCGGCACCAACTATTCGCTTCACCTGGATGGCATGGAGTTTTTCTACGAAACTCCCATGGCTGACAGCACCTTTCCCATCGGCGACACCTATAAGACGGATTACATTGCGCAGCGTCTTGTCTACGGTGTTTACGATTATTCGGAGGGGCCGGTGTCTTCCGGCTTGGCTGCTAACTGGAAAGACAATACCTCGAGTCCCCCTGGCGACATCACCACTCACCCCCATACCGAAGTTGGCGCTTATGATTGGGGCTTTTCGGACGGAAGGGCTGGCCGCTGCTACGGCATTATCCAGTCTCAGCGAGGCACTCACTTTATCCACACTACCGAGTCATCTAGGCCGGGAGCAAGGTCCGCGTATAACGAGGTGGCATCCGACCAACAGGCTGACTCCAACAAACGAGTCTTCAGGCTCTACGGCGATTACTTAAAGTGGGCTGGCACTGGCACTACTGGGTCGCCAAGCCCAACCGGGACTAGGTTTAAGCTATCCGTAGAGTATTACGATGACTCTGCCGATGAGTGGAAGATTGAGGAGACTGGCTATATTGCGTTCCACTCTGGGAGAACTCCGAACGCGATTAAATCCAACATTCAGACGGACCTTCGCGCTCTGACGAATGTCGTTTGCGGCACCAGCAACGCCGGGATTACGGTTACGGTCCCCACTGACAGGTGGTGGGACTACGAGATTGAAGTAAATTATTCCGCGTCTGGCGACACGCCAATCCGCAACATCTTTGTCAGCGATGTCCTTTACGAGCCGCCTGTCGGGAAAACCCGCTACACCGCTCGCCTAGAAGGAAACTCCATCGCCATTATGAAGTGGATTCCCACTTCTACGGCCAACGGGTCTTACCACGGCACCGCGATGAGCATTAAGGTGGCCGATGGGCAAGGCGACAACGCGGTTAAGCTTGCGTACAAGACCGAAGTCGATTTTGCCAGCTTGCCCGTGTATGGCCTGGATGGTCAAATCGTCAAGGTGCAGGGCGTCAATGAAGAGGCTGCCGACGATTACTATGTGAAGTTTGTGGCCAACATTGACTCCGAGTCTGAGTCGGCGCGCAACGAGGGCACATCTTACGGCCAGCACTTCGGCAAGGGGATTTGGAAGGAGTCTGCGCCGAACAAGGAAAAGGAGACCATTGATTCCGGCACCATGCCGCATGTCCTGGAGAGCCGCATCGGCGGGGTGGGCGGCAATCCGACTGGAGTCTTTGAGGGTGACCCCTTCTTTGTTTTCAAGCCGTTTGACTTCAGTGGCCGAGAAGTCGGCGACTCCGAAACTAATAAGACCCCGTCCTTTATCGGCAAGAAGATTTCCGGCCTGACTTACCACCGGGGTCGCCTTGGAATCATGGCCAACGAGAGCTTGGCCCTAAGCGAGGCCGCGGGGCCGGCAAACTTCTACCGCACGACCGTCAACATTCTGCGGGACACCGACCGCATCGACATCACGGCGCGCAGCCCGAAGGTCAGCATTCTCCGCTCCGCGGTCGAGATGCAGGAAAACCTCCTGCTGTTCTCGGACCAGAACCAGTTCATCCTGACTACTGGCGGTGGACCCCTAAGCCCTGCGAGCGCCGGCCTTGACATGGTCTCGAACTACGAGACCACCTCGTATGTCGCTCCCCAGGTGACTGGCTTTAGCGCCTACTTCCCCTTCTCCCGCGGCAGCTACTCAGGCATTGAGAGGCTGTACCCGGCTGGTGGCGCGGCAAACCTGTTCAAGGGCGAGGAGGCGACGGCCCAGGTGCCGAACTACATCAAGGGCAGTGTGCGCTCTATGGCGGTCTCCGAGATGGAGAAGTGCCTTGCCGTGCTGACGGATGATGGCCAGTACCTGTACATCTACAAGTGGGAAGATGTCGGCGACCGCCGCGCGCAGTCGGCGTGGTTCAAGCACGAGTTTACCCCGAGCAGCCTGGGCACCAGGGGCAACATCCTCGGCGTCCAGATTATTGACAGCGCGGTCTACATCCTGGTGGTCAGGAATGGCGTTGCGCCATACAAGGTCTGCCTGGAGCGGATTGACCTCGAGGATGGCGCGCTTGATATCGCTGATACGGAAACGACGGACGATGTGTGGTACATGACCCGCCTTGACCGGCGACTGGCGAGCGAGTCGATGTCCTCCATTTCCTACAGCGACCCCGACACGACGGTGACGATTGACCCATTGACCGGGGTCGAGTACGAGGGCGGCACCAGCGTCGAGCTTGTTTACCGTCATGGCGTGAGCGGACAGGTCGGCGGCTACCGCGTGACCGGGACTGTGTCTGGCTCCGCCGGCACCTACAGCAATGTGATTACCTTCGCCGGCGACCACAGCGGCAAGAAGTTTTACATTGGCCAGCCCTACACTATGCGGCATACCCTGAGTAAGCCCTACATCGATGGTGGCCAAAGCGGGGCCTTGATTACCGGCAGGCTGCAAGTCCGCCGAGCTTTTGTCGATGTTGCCGACACCGGCTATTTTGCGTCGGAGGTTACCCCGACCGGGCGCTCCAAGAGTACAGACTACAACCCGAGCCAGGGCTACGGCCAGTCTGTGACCTCTGATGTCGAGCCGTTGGAGCGCAGCTTTACGGTGCCGATTTTCGCCCAGGCCGGCGAGTGCGTCTTTGACCTAGTCAATGACTCCCCCTACCCGAGCCGGTTTGTGAACCTGGAATACGAGGCCACCTACAACTCGAGGAGCCGTCGCATTGGATAGCCCTGACATCAATATCCGCAAGGCGACGCGGGAGGACTGCTTTGATGTGGGTCGGCGACTCCGCCGGGATGACTACATTGAGTTGCGCCATGTGTTTGGCTCTGAGGAAGACCCCGGCTGGGTTCTTGACAGCGAGCGCATGGCAAATGCCGACGAGACTTTTACCCTGATAATCAACGGCGAGATTATCGGCATCGGTGGGTGCGTTCAGACCCGCCCTGGCGTCGGCTGCCCCTGGTTCATGGGGACCGATTCGGCAAGGAAGTACATGTTTACCTTCCACGCCGTGGCCATCCAGCTAGTCGATTACTGGCGGTCGCAATACGCGCTCCTGTCGAACCATGTCTGGGATGGCTCGAGCGCCAAGAAATGGCTGCAGCGATTGGGCTTTGCGATGATGCCCGAGATTTCTCATGTCACCGAAAGCGGTGGCAAGTTCCGTAGGTTTGTAATGTCAGGAGAGGCAGAGGAATGTGCACCGTCACCGGAGCGTTGTTCGGACTCCAAGCAGTTAGCTCAATAGGGCAGGCAAGCGCGACGAATAAGGCGCTGGAAAAGGCCGGCAAGTCCGCTACCGTTTCCGCCCAGCGCCAGCAGGAGTCTCTGATTCGCCGCATGGTCGAAGAGCGCCGTGCTGCGGACACCCAGATTGACTCCATGATGCGTGATGCGGAGCAGGCCCGTTCCGCCGTCGCCCTCGCCAGCGTCGAGTCTGGCGTCACTGGTGGTGCCTCCGCAGAGGTCTTGCAGGAGATGGGTCGCCAAGCCCTCGAGGCCGAGACCGGGGTCCGCCGGCAGTATGCGGCCACTTCGCAGGAGACTGCATTCATGGCTCAGGACATTCACATGAACCTCCAGAACAAGCTCCAGGAGCTTAAGTCTCAGGCGGTCAGCAACACCGATGTCGCCCTCCAGATTGGTCAGGCTGCTGTCGGCAGCTACCTCGGGGCGAAGGCTTCTGGCATTGTCCCGGAAGACGCCACCTTCATGCAGACCTTCTTCGGTGGGGGCGGTCCCACCGCGTCTGCCGCGCCGACTTTACTCAAGACTCCCGCCTGGATGCGCCCTAACGCCTTCTAGGGCGACAAGATAAAAGATGGCTAACTTCCGAGGCAAAATCCAGACCGACCTTGGTCTGAGCAAGTTCTCCCAGTACCGGCCCGTAGGCCGTGTGCGCGCCGACACTTCCGCGAAGCCGGTCCTCGACGCCAGCGCCCGGACATTCGAGGCTCTTGGCAATCTAAGCCCGACGCTCATGAAGCTCGCCGCCTATCAGGTCGGCCTGCAGAAGGAGGAGATTCGCTCTGAGGAACAGAAGCGATTTGCAAGCGCGAGCCTCGAGGAGCGGCGGAGGTTTGCCGAGGGTGAGGCCCTGGAGGAAGAGAGGCAAAACCCCACCTTTGCCGGCAGTAACCCGTGGCGTCGCGTCATCCGCCAGGAGATTGCAGGC